ATGTATTAGGGGCAGGGGGTACGGAAACACAACGCGATTTCCAAAAGAAATATGGTGCTATAGCCGCTCATATTTTTGCTTTTTCTGAGGGTGACGTAACTGATTTAGAGGTGTGGTTAGGGTCTAACTTAATGCTCGGCCCTTTTATTATTTCTCGGCGGTGCGGGGGTCGTAATACAAATTGGCGAGTGTATGCTGCTGTTTCTCCTCACACGTTTATGAACTCCCCTGTAAAGTTTATTAAAGGTTCCCCTGGTAAAGTTGATTCAGTTTTTTCTGCCCGCGTAAAAGTGTTAGTTGATGGTGAGTTGTCAAAACGAGTTGTGGAATGAATGCTTGGTCTTACAGCAGCCTTAAAACTTTTGAACAGTGCCCTAAAAAGTATTACCACTTGAAAGTTAAGCGCGATGTTAAAGACAAAGGCAGTAGAGCAAGTATCTATGGGGAAGAAGTGCACAAAGCTGCCGAAGATTTTATTGCATCTGCTACTCCCATCCCGCAGCGGTTTTCTTTCCTTACTAATGTTTTGAATACTTTAGTTTCTATCCCAGGAGAAAAGCTGTGCGAAGTTAAACTGGGGGTAGCTAAAAGTGATGAAGGCTATGAACCTACAAAGTTTTTTGCTGATAATGTGTGGTGGCGTGGTGTGGCAGACTTAGTTATTTTGCAGGGTGATACTGCTTTTTCCATTGATTATAAAACTGGGAAAAATACTCGGTATGCTGATACTAAACAATTGGACGCGGTGGCTGCTGCTATTTTTACGCACTACCCTCATGTTAAAAAGATTAAATCGGCATTAGCTTTTGTGGTTTGCAATGAATTAATACGTAAAGAACACGTTAGTGATATGCGCGATTCGTACTTTGCGACTTTTGAACCAGAGCTTGAACGCTTGGCGGGTGCAGAAGAATCAGGAGTCTGGAATGCAAAGACCGGACCCCTCTGTGCGTACTGCCCCGTCATTGAATGTGAGCATAACAGGACATAAGAATGAGTAACAAAAAAGATATTAATTTATTTAGTAGCGCCCCTTTAGATCCTTATTGCATTATTACTTCTTTGTACCCTTATCGGTATGACCCGTTTGAATGGAACATTTTTTCGAAAGATATGTTGCATAGCTTACGCTCGGTACGGCACAACTTCCCCACGCACATGCAAATACTACTCAACGATTTTTCTGTAGTAGCTGGTTCTGATTTAAAAAATTATAACTCTTTGGTTGGCACTTCAATTTTTGCTTGGCAGTGGAATATTTTTAAAGAAGTGAGGTGGCGCGTTGCAAACGGGGCTCATTACATGGAAGTGTTAAAGGAGTTAAGACGCAGAACTTCTTTGGTTTTATCCTCACATAACATTAAAGACCCCTCAATGAATAGCTACTACAACGAAAGATGGCGAATATTACGCAGTGAATTGTTTGAAGTATACGGGGCTGCTTGCAGTGTATGTGGAAGAAATTACAAGACAGACGGAGTTGTCATTCAAGGGGATCACATACAACCAAAAATTAAACGCCCTGACATTGCTTTGTACTTTAGCAACTTACAAGTTTTGTGTAGGGATTGCAACGTGGGCAAAAGTTATTACTACAACACCGACCATCGTTCACAGGCCGTGTTACCCACTGGATATACTACAAATAAAAGGGTAAGTAATTGGGACTAACAAAGAAAATATTGATTGCAGTACCGGCTTACGATGGCAGAGTGTGTTGTGATTTTTCTGTCGGCATAGCTGAAATATTTAGGTTAGCGCAAGAAAACGGATACGAGTTATTTCTTCAGTATTGGATGTATGATTCTTTGATTCACATAGCAAGGAACAGTTTGTTTACCTGTGCTTATGAACAGGGGGTTGACGCTATAGTTTTTATTGATTCCGACCAGGGATTTACTTCAGAAGCTTTTTTTGCGGTTCTTTCCCATGATGTGGATGTTGTTGGTATCCCCGTGCGTAACAAAACTTTCGAAGAGGGTTACAACATTAGACCCACTGACATTGAACCACACAATTACAATATAGCTTTAAAACTTTTAGAAGTAGAGGCTATAGGCACTGGGTTTTTAAAGTTGTCAAAACACGCTATTCAAGTTCTTAGGGATTCGAGCCCGGCTTATGGAGACAATCACCGCATGGTATGTAATACACAAATTATTAATGGAGGGTTGATTGGGGAGGACATACAGATATGTGACAAACTTAGGGCTGCTAATATAAAAGTATACGCGGATATTGCCCATACTTGTGACCATTTTGGCACCAATAAGTGGGTAGGCAACTATAAAGATTACTACGTGCGTGGGTTACATGAACTGAAAAGAATAAAACAAGAGGGCAGTTAATTGGAATTGATAGAGAATAAAGCTTTAATGTTACGCACTCGTACACCACATGTGGTTACGGAAGCGATTAAAAAAAGCAAAGTGATTTCCAGGGATGGCGATATCTATAACGTGCTTATACATTGGGGGTTGCGTGAAGCACAAGCTTTGAGCCAATTAAAAGTACAGAATGTCCCTTCCCCCATCAACCGTGACTACCAGTGGTCTGGCAAGCTTACCCCTTTTAAGCACCAGGAAATAACCTCTTCCTTTTTAACCTTGAACAAAAAGGCTTTTTGTTTTAACGAACAAGGTACCGGCAAAACAGCTTCTGTTATATGGGCGGCAGATTACTTGATGAAGCGCGGTGATATAAAAAGAGTATTAGTTCTATGCCCTTTGTCGATTATGAAATCAGCGTGGCAAGAAGATTTGTTTAAGTTTGCTATGCATCGTAGTTGTTCCGTAGCGCACGGCACCGCAGAGCGAAGAAAAAAGATTTTAGCTGCGGGTTCTGAGTTTGTCATCATTAACTTTGATGGGCTTAGGGTAATTAAAGAGGAAGTTTTAGCTGGTGGTTTTGATTTAATTGTTGTTGATGAAGCCAATGCTTACAAAAATGTGCAAACCAACCGATGGAAAATACTCAGGGATATTGTGGCTAAAACTCCTTGGCTATGGATGCTTACGGGTACTCCTGCCGCGCAGTCTCCGGTGGATGCGTTCGGGTTAGCCAAACTAGTCAACCCTACTAACATACCTAACTATTTCGGTAGGTTCAGGGATGAGGTTATGTACAAGGTTACGCAGTATAAATGGGCCCCTAAGCCCGATGCTCAACAGACGGTGCATAAAGCGTTGCAACCGGCGATTAGATTTGAGCGGGACCAATGTTTAGATTTGCCAGATGTTACTTACATGGAGCGAGAAGCGCCCCTGTCTGCACAACAGGTCAAGTACTATAAAAAACTTAAGAAAGACATGATGTTATCCGCTGCGGGGGAGGAAGTCAGCGCGGTCAATGCTGCTACTCAACTGAATAAACTTTTGCAGTTGTCTGGCGGGGCGGTGTACACGGATGATGGGCAAGTCTTAGAGTTTGATGTGAGTGCACGGCTTAAGGTTATCTTAGAGGTAATAGAAGAGTCCTCTCATAAGGTATTAGTTTTTGTCCCGTTTACCCACACCATCGAACTTTTGGAGCAGTTTCTTGTCAAACAAAAGATCCCATGCGAGGTCATTAACGGGAAGGTTTCAGTTAATCGTAGGAGCGAAATTGTTTCTGAGTTTCAATCCAAAGATACTTTAAAAGTACTCCTCATCCAACCCCAAGCAGCTTCGCATGGTCTTACTCTTACTGCGGCTAATACAGTGGTGTGGTACGCCCCAGTAACCAGTGTTGAAACTTACTTACAGGCTAATGCTAGGATCAATAGACCAGGGCAAAACAACCGGATGAGTGTGGTGCACATCCAAGGAAGTCCTGTAGAAGCAAGGCTGTATAAGATGCTCCAGGGCAATATTTTAAACCACCACAAAATTATAGATCTTTATAGGAAAGAAATAAGCGAGTAGGCTTGACTTTGTCAAACACAGTGTTATCCTTACTTCCCTTTTTTAAAAACTCAACGGGATATACCGATGAATGAACCTACCAAACCTACTCCAGACGAGTTAGTCAAAGTCTACATAAAAATCCGAGAAGCCATACGCGAGAAGGAAGCTGCACACAAAGAAGAGATTGCCTCTCTTAAAGAGCAATTTAAAATGATGTCCGATTTACTTTTGGATCATTGCAAAGAGCATAACGCTACTTCTGTTGTAACTCAGTTTGGTACTTTTTACCGTACTGTTAGGACTAAATATTGGACTAGCGATTGGGCAGCTATGTATGACTTTATTGTAGACAAAGGCGCTGCGCATGTACTGGAGAAGCGGATTAACAGTAAAGCTATGCAAGAATTTTTAGAAGAAAACCCCGAGAGTTTACCGGCGGGTCTTAACTCCGATAAGGCATATACTATCCAAGTTAGAAAACCCAATGCTAAATAGTCCGTTCCCCAACGATGCAGAGTCTCCCCGAGTTACTAAGAGGAGGCTTCAGACTAATACTAACGGTACTTTTGTGCGTGTCGTTAACGGCGAGAAGAAGGGGGAACCTTTCCATAGCAGCGTTAACATTATTGTAACTTGGTCCTTACCAAGCGTGTCTCGTATTTTTTACAAAGATAAATATGACGCTAGTAAACCTGCCGCTTCACCTAAATGTTGGTCAAACATGGGAGACAAGCCAGAAAAAGAAACTCCTGACCCACAACACCCAAACTGTGCAGATTGCGAAAACAATATTAAAGGTTCTGGTGCGGGGTCTAGCAGAGCGTGCCGGTATATGCGCCGCCTTGCCGTCCTCATAGAAGGGGATACCTCTGGGGATGTTTATCAATTTAATGTACCGGCTAAGTCTTTGTTTGGGAAGGGCAAAGGCAATGTGCATCCTTTTGAAAGTTACCTTTCTTACTTACGGTCTAATGGAGAACACCCAGACAACGTTGTGACTAAAGTTTGTTACAGCCCTAACTCCAATGCCATAGAACTTTTATTTACACCTTTACGCAATGTAAGCGAGGAAGAATGGCAGTTGGTTAAGACCGCCCAAGATCTTCCTGATATAAAACGTTACACCCAGGTTGTAGCCTACAGTGTAGCTGAACAATCTCCCTTTGCTGAAACGCAGGGGTTTACTTTTAGTTAATTTTGACAGGAGAAAATAATGTCCGACCCTATTTACCATGTAATTAAAAACGTATCTGCGCTTTATCCGAGAATAAATAGAACGTATAGATATGATACTACAGCAGGGAAAAGTGTCCCTTGTGACCCGTTAGCTGACCAAGCAAGTTATGCTTTACAGTTTAAGGCTAGTGATGCCCAGGCTAAAGAGTTGTATCAAGTTATGAGCAAAGCGTTTGCAGATTCAGATAGACGCACACCTAAATGGGCAGACACGTTGGAATTGCCTTTTAACCAAGATGAAGATGGCCTTTTCATAGGTAAAGCTAGTTTGAAAGGGGCGTACAACAGCGAGCTGACTACACCCCCTAAACAGTTTGATTCACAAAACACCCCACTCCCTGTTGATTTTTTATTGACTACAGGTAGCACAGTCAATTTAAGTGTAACCCTCTACCCTTACGGACCTAGTGACAAATCCACTGGTGGGGGTGTCTCGTTACGTTTACGTGCGGTACAAGTAATTAAGTACGTACCAATGCAAGAGCGTTCTCCGTTTGAGGTAGTAGAAGATGGGTTCCAAAGTGCAGAACTAACGGGGTCTAATGAGCCTTCTGCCACTGAACTTTTCCCTACTGACGACATTATTCCTGCTCCTAAAAAAGAGCCAGTGGTCGCAGACCCTATTGCAGAGCCTGTTAAGAAGGAAGTTAAGAAAGAGGCAGCGCCGCCCAAAGATGAAATTGCTGATGTCCTCTCTGCGTGGGCAGATGAGTAATCTATGAGCTACGGGTACAGCATACGGCTCATAGAACTAAATAAGAAAGCTAACAAAAGATCTCTTGGTGTTCGCTTAGGCAAGTTGTGCATAAAGCATGATCTGCCTATAGCGCAAGTGTCTATCCATTTGGGTGTTAGTAGGCAAACTTTATACAACTGGTTTGAGGGTGTTTGTGAACCTCATCATACAGTGTCGGATAAAGTCCAAGAATATTTAGACTCCTTTAAGCCTAATACATAAAAGTATAAAAATGAATCGAGGTAACTTGGGGGGAGCAGTCCCCCTAAAAAAAGTAAATGACTGAATTTGATCTTTTAAATACTGTTCAACCTGATGAAGGTTGGTTTTGTATTTTAGGTATCAAGAAGGTAGAAGGTAAAGATGACGTTAGGCAACAGCTTGTAGCTACTCGAAAAGAAGTTGATGCTCTTACAGCGCAATATGTAACAGAAAAAAGAAATGTGTTTTTTGCAGTGAGCAAATATGCCACTGACACCAACCGTAAAAAAGACAATGTACGCGCTGTTAAATCTTTTTGGCTCGACATTGATTGCGGGGAAGAGAAAGCCAAGCCTAACCTTACTACTGGAATACCTGATGGATACCTTGACCAACCTACCGCAGCTAGAGCCCTCAAAGCTTTTTGCACTCTAATTGGTTTACCCCTTCCTATCGTTGTAGATTCAGGCAGGGGGCTTCACGTTTATTGGGCGTTGACTGAAGAAGTGAGCCGAGAACAATGGGAGCCTGTTGCTGAGAGGCTACGTGAACTCTGTGTAACTCATAAGTTTTACGTAGACAACGCTGTCTTTGAGGTTGCACGCATTTTGCGTATACCTGGTACTTACAATTTTAAAGGGGAACAACCTGCGTTAGTACAACCACTGGGAGAACCCCTTGAAGCTAAACAATTACCCCTTGGGGAATTTGCTGCTTTACTTGGTGTAAAGGAGAGTCCTCTTAAAAGAGTTTCTAAATTAGGGGAGTACCTAGCTACTGCAAATAACGGCAACACTACAACTAAGTTTACGAAGATAATGCAACGTAGTGCTAAGGGCGATGGGTGTGCACAACTGTTAGATTGCTACCTTAACCAAGAAACCCTTGTTGAACCTAGGTGGTTCGATGCCTTGTCCGTAGCTAATAAATGCGATGACCGAGAAAGTGCCATTATAAAAATGTCTGAGCGACACCCTGAATATTCTTTTGCTTCGGCTGATGCAAAAGCTAAAAACTCGGAAGGGCCACATGGGTGTGAGCAATTTGAACGGAACAACCCTGGTGGCTGTGAAGGTTGTCCTCATCAAGGGTTGATTACTGGTCCAATTAAATTAGGCAAGGGGGTTGCCGCTGCTTCTACCGATGATTTTATAAAAGACCCACTGAGCAACGGTTCGGCGGGGCCCCCTCTTTTATTTACCCCACCAAGCTACCCGTTTCCTTTTTTCCGAGGCAAGGCCAACGGTATATACCATAGTGATGGCGTTGAAGATTCTGATGCGGAGCCTACATTAGTTTACAAAAATGATTTGTACGTGGTTAAGCGTATGGAAGATCCAAATTTAGGGGATGTCGTAGTGTTCAGGCTTCATTTACCTAAAGACGGGGTAAAAGAATTTAACATTCCTAACGTACACGTTTCCGAAAAGGCAGAATTGCGTAAAGCTTTAGCTTCCTATGGAGTTTTAATTTCAGGCAGTAAGAAATTTGATCTTTTACATTTGTACATAATTCTTTCAATTACAGAACGGCAAGATGAGGAGAGGGCAGAGAAGATGAGAACACAGTTTGGTTGGGCAGATGGTGACAGCAAATTTATTGTAGGAGATAAGGAATACTCTGCGGATGGGGAGTACCATAGCCCACCCGCTGCACTTACCGAAGATATAGCAAAACATATGGTGCCCAAGGGTACTTTAGAAAAGTGGAAAGAAGTTTTTAATCTCTATGGTAGGCCAGGGTTAGAGCCCCATGCGTTTGCTGCGTTGACAGCCTTTGGTTCTCCTCTGTTTAAGTTTGTAGGGCAGAGCGGAGCGATACTTAATTTAATCCACCCTAGTTCGGGTACCGGAAAATCTACAATACTGTACATGGTAAACAGTGTTATGGGCCATCCTAAAGCCCTGAGTGCTAATTTTGCTGACACTCTTAATGCTAAACTTATGCAGCTTGGCATGATGAATAACTTATGTTTTACAGTAGATGAGATGACTAACACTCCCGCAAAAGATTTTTCTGTTCTGGCGTACAGTATGTCTCAAGGACGCGGTAAACACCGAGTAAAATCACAAACTAATGAACTGCGAGCCAACTATACTCACTGGTCGAATATGTCTTTGTGTAGTTCTAATTCTTCCTTTTATGAAAAACTTGCATCTTATAAAACGGACGCTGATGGTGAGATAATGCGGTTGCTGGAGTACAAGATAGATTACACACCCTCTGAAATTATCCCTACTGATATTGCTAAAGAGTTATTCGACCATCAACTTTTAAATAATTACGGTCACGCGGGGCCGATTTATGCGCAACACCTAATAGAAAACCTTGATGACATAGTTAAAGGGCTGTTGGCAATTCAGAGGAAGATTGATACTGAGTTAAAACTTACCCAGCGAGAACGTTTTTGGTCAGCCATACTTTCTTGCAACATAGCGGGCGGCTTGATTGCTAGACGGTTAGGTCTTATAGATTGGGATATGAATCGGCTTTACGCTTGGGCTACTAGCATGTTGCATGAGCTTCGCAATGATACCACGCCTCCTACGTTCAACGCCGTGCAAGTGGTTGGAGATTTTGTTTTGCGTCACATTGATAACACTTTAGTTGTAGAGGACGCTGCTGATAAACGTACCCACATGCCGTTGCTGCCAACCAAAGACCCTAGAGGCTCATTGATTAATCGTTTTGAACCTGACACTAAAAGATTATTTATTACTGCTAAACCTTTTAAAAATGATTGCGTAGACTTACAGGTTAACTATAAAGACACTTTAGCCAAGCTTAAGCAACAAGGTATTTTCTTAGGCACGTCTGTAAAAAGAATGTCCAAAGGTATGAAAGTTGTTTCCCCAGGAGTTCACGCACTTATATTCGATGCTTCCCATCCTGATTTTAACTTCGACATTGAGCAGTTTACGGTAGCTGTTTCAGACACAGAGGAAAGTGATGGTAGTAGAGCAAGTTAATTACGAGGTAAATTGGAAGGCATTTAAGCGTGGCTACTCTATATTTGTTCCGTGTTTAAATCCATCTTTAGCAAAACAAGAAATAATGAAAACAACTAAAAGACTTAAATTTAAAATAATTACTAAAGTAGTTATCGAAGACAACATTAGGGGTATACGTTTCTGGAGAGTTTAATTAACTCTACTGCGCCTAACTAAATCAGAAGCGAACGGAGCTAACTGCGTTTGAGGTACAACTAAGCCTTGATCCCCTTCGGCCCTAGTAGTTGCTCGTCCTGTTATAGATTGGTTTACACTGTTCCCAGATATGGGGTAGAACGCATTGCGGTAGTTGTATTCGTCTACCGCATCTAGAGCTTCCTCAATGTTAGCTCGTGTACGAGCAGTTGAATTCTCCATGTCTTTGGCGAAAGCTAAATTAACTTCGTTGAGTACTTTAGTTCGTTCCCGTTGTATTTCAATTGTCATTCGTTTGGCTAGAAAATTAGCTTTTTGTATTTCAGCCTCTGTAGTAGGTTGGAAATTTAAGGCTTGCCCAAGCAACTTACCCGTGGTGTACCACTCTGCATCTAGGATAGGCGCACGTTGCCCGGATGTTACACTGCCTTCTTGAGATACTCGAAAAGCTTTCATGGGTCCACGGAAAAATGCAGGGGCAAACTTTTCTAAGCCCCTATCAAAATTGCCCTCGTTAACATCCTGTATACCATCCGCTATTTGTGCTCCCATAGCCCCTAAAGGACCACCAAAAGTATCAAATAAAAATTGTGTAAAAGCTCCTTTCATATCATCTGAGGGCACTCTATCTTGGAACCACAAATGATCTAGCGTTACGGAGGAGCCGACATTCCAATCTGTTAGTGCAGATAAGGGGCCCATTTCTACCCCTCTTGCTACCCCTTGTGCAGTTTCTGGTGACAACCCAAGCACACTAGCCAAGTCACTATTAGGACCAAACATGGTGGGTATCCACCATTCTCTAAACCACAAGTCTAAATTCCTTTTGCCTAGCGGATTACCTTCATCGTTCTCGTCATACCATATATCAGCATCTTCATCGTCCATGTCGGGCCTCAGAGCTTCCCGTATCCCTTCGGCCATCCCCATCATGGCTGTATACCCAGGCACACCTACTAAACCCGCAAACAAAGTAGTCATTCCTATGGTGCCAAAAAGTTTTGTGGCAGCAGCTTTCTTTTCTTCCTTGGGAATAGTGGGCCATATTGTGCCAAAGAAATTACGAACTAAAAACGAAGTCATTTGTAACGGGTACGTTAAAAACTGAGTAGCTATTTTACCTACAGGGTGTTTCATTACTGGGGGCTTTTCATACAACGTATAGTTAAATAAAGTTTCGTAAGTAATTTCTACAGCTTTTTCTGTGGCAGCACTGAGAGCAGCTTCTGGACTCAGGTTAGGGTTGGTTTGTGCGAGTCTGTCTAACTCTAGTTCCAATGCAGACATAAACATTATCTCACGGGACAACCGTTCACTATGGTGGAAAAGAAACCCCATCATGTCTACAAAACCACGCCAACTTTTTTTACCTAGGTTGTCGAACTGATCACTGTCTGATTTTTTTCGAGCACTTATATCAGCACTGTAAGTTAAATTAAGAATGCCTAAATCTCTGGCTCTTTCAAATCCAGCTTTTAATTGATCTTTGTTAGGGTGGTCTTCGATATATTTGGAACTAACGATAGATACGTCATCATCAAACATACCTTTACCAACCAATGGGCTGTCTTTACCAAAGCGATTTATAACAGCTAAGTAACCCCCTAGAACTCGCATTACATTTTTCTTACCGTACCCTCTAGCTACTAACGTGGGTATGCCCACTATGGGTACTTGGGTAAATTGGATAAGAGCAGACTTGGGGGAGGTCAACATGTACACAAACGCCACTTGGTTACCCAGACCGGCGAGTTTACCAAAGTCAAAACCTTCAGGTATAACAGGGTTGATTTCTGCTCTAGCCCTAGAAGACAATTCATTAAAAAGAGCTTCATACTTTAGCTTACCTTCACTAGGAGTCATGCTATCCACACTGGCTTTTGCCCCTTCGATGGCAACTTCAAGTGGAGCAATAAATTCAAACCGTGCTAGTTGGTTAGCAGAACTAGACTGCGAACTTATAAAGTTACGTAGGGCATCTTCACTGTATCCGGTATAACCTTGCCTGTTTAAAAATTTGCGGCGTAATGCACCTGGCGGCAATGTCCTTAGATACAACTGATATATGCTATCTTTTAATTGGGCTCGGTCTTGGGGAGAGTTGCCCACAGTGTCAAGCAAGTCAAATAATTCTTTTAACTCTTCAGTGCTGCCCATCAATTCTTTTTGACCGTCTTGCAATTTGTTACCAATGTTTATTTCTCCAGAACCTATCAACTCATCTTTGTCTCTATCCCCTACAATTTGATTTAGAAGCTCATCTCTTTCGGCAGCAGTTTCCCGCATATAAAATTCCATTTCTGGACCCTTACCCACCCTAATCCAAAAATTTCCATAACGCATAAGAGGGAAATATACTTTTAATTGTTTAGCATTTTGGTATTGCAAAGTAATCATGTTGATGAGTTTGTCTTGGAGTGCTAGGTCTTGCGTTGTGTTGTTGATATGCTCAATTAATAATTCTTGGTATTTAAGAAAAGTTTCTTTATAGGCATCTCTAGCCATAACATATATTTCATGGGCTTTCCCATTGTCTACTTGACCCACTTCGTCCCACAACCTGTACATGGCTTCAATATCAGCAATTCGTTGTGTTATTTCATCATCTATTTGTGCTCGTTGACTATCTGATAAGTCGGGGTTTTCGGCTGCTTCATACAACCCTCCTACCCGTGTATCAGGATTTTCTACACTGGGCTTCCCATTCAATACTTCATCATTAGCAATGGCTTCTTCAACAGTGGCATGTTCGGCCATATCTAAATTTAATATAGTAGACCTATGCATTATATCCGCGAGAGTTTTGGCTTGCGCAGGAAAATTCTTAGTAAACTCTACCCAAGGTTGAATTCGTTTGTGAATTAAACCCATTGCAATGTTACGTTGTTTGTTAAACTCTTGAATAACTTTGTTTATTCTTACTGCGTCAAATTTACCATTCACCCACCGAGTAATATCAGTTGTAGTAAGCACTTTGGATATGGCTACAACTGCCGAATCACTCATACGACCAAGCGCTTCCCGTAAACTTTTGATAGCCTGTTCACCATCCCTAGTTTCCATCATCAACTTACCCATATTGGACAAGGTGCCTCGCGCCCCACCAATATTATCGCGAATAGCTTCTACTATTTTTTTGACACGGAACTCTTTCTTGTCACTAATTTTTTTGGCAGCTAATACTTGTCCAGCATTGGCAGCTGTTTCGGGTACAAACAAAGCATCACTTGCCTTAATGAGTTCCATAAAGGCTGCTTTTTGGGAAGAGGGTATGTTAAACAGTTGGCGCAACAGCTCTACGAATTCACCAAACAATGTGGTCTTACCATCCCTACTGGGCTCCCCGTTAAGGAACTGTTGCATGGCTTCGTTAGTTCTTGCGTAAGCTATGAATTCATTTAAGTCATTGAATGCACCGGCATTAAACAAGTTTCTGTCAGTGTCTGTTAAGGTGCCCGCTTTATCCTTAGCTTTATACCGTGCTTCAGCTTTTTCCATTAGACTTTTTAGTTTGTCCAAGGATTCGACTTCTTTGTTAGTCAAGCCCTCATTAGTTGGGTCTTGGTTTTCATAGATGTTTACTTTAGCTACTGTCCCTTTGTGGGTAGCTTCATGGAGTATTACTTCTTCGTTCAACCCTTTTTCAGGATGTAAGTACATAGTGTCTGAGCTGTTCTCATATACCCCTTGAGTGTCAGCTTCATTGTATAAAGCACGGGTAGCAGGGTTGGCTATTTGGGTTTCAGGATCAGTGACAACCACAAAATTAGTATTGCCCATGAGAGGAGCTAATCGGTTTGCCAAATTCCTAAGTAATTTGTTGGATGTGTTTTTCTTGATGTACTCTACGGCTTGCCGTGCATTACGAATATTTGCAAAAGCTGAATTAGGTTCGGCAGCTGTATCCACACCAGAGCTTTTCTTTGCATCAGGGACAATTGTCGGGGTTTCAGCAGTTTGAGTAGTTAGTGTATTCCCTTCACTATCAAACAAAGTTTTAACAGGGATGGGTCCGAAAGGAGCCCTATCTTTGGCTAAAGTAGGTTCTCCAGGTGCAGTTACTTCTTTAATATTGGAGGGGGATACATCTGTGTTGCTTATAACTGCACTGGAGTATGTCATCTGCATTTCAGTGTTCATATCCTTTTGAACATTTTCAATGTCACTTTCAAATGAAACAACTTTTAAATTTTCTATGGGAACACCTAGTTCGTAGTTCATCCTACTTGCCCATCTATCTGCATCTCCTTTATCTGAAAAAGCATAAACTTTTTTAGGAGTTTCTTTTCCACGGGTAGTAAATTGTCCTTTAGTGCTAGTCCTTGCACGTAACCCGTTTTGTTGTATTGTGGGAACGTTGTCCTCAGTGGTCACATGATAAAAAGTTTCTTTGGGTGTACCTGTTTCTATTTGTCGTGCGGCGAATGTTCCTTCCCCTTCTTCCTCACTCAGCCTAGCTGCCGTTGCCCTAGCTGCTGTGCTACCACTTTCGGCATCTAACGCATCAAAATCAGGGAACTCATATGCTTCATCTTCTTCCTTGGCTGTTACAGTCGCGTCTGCTTCTTCTCCAGCGGGTGGAGGCTCCGTTATTATCTCCCCAGTTTCTGGGTCTATGTTGCCCGCAACAACATCCGCGTCCCTACTAGCTGTTTCATCAGGTGCTCCGGGTTCTCCCGTGTCTTGAGGATCATCAGCAGGAGGGGGAGGGGTAGGGGTAGGATCATCAGGAGGAGTATCCAGCCCTTCAGTGTCTTCTGTTTGTTGTGCCGCTTGCAAAGCTCCCAGTGGACCGGCTGCTAATGCACCGGCTAACCCTTCTAAAGTTCCCGCACCGACTACACCTCGCATCAAAGGCACTTCGGCCTCTACAGCTTCTTCGCGTCCCAAAGCTATGTTTCTGGCAAGTTGTTCTTGTGCACCTTGTAAGGCTTCAGGCCCTGCTTCTTTTGCTGCGGCTACAGCGCCACTCGCTAACACGCCTCGCTTTGCTACATTTTCTGCGACTTCTTTAACCAATGTCTTAGCCAACAAAGGTTCCAAACCTGCCCTGGAAGCGTAAGCTCCTAGTAGTCCACCTAGAGCAATCTGGTCTAAGTTTTCTCCACCATAAGCTTGAGCTTCTTGAGCGACTCGTTCAGCATCTTCTTCTGAGATTCCCTGCTTTATTAACTCTTCCTTAACAGCATCAAAAATACTTCCCTTAACAATACCGGCTCCCATTATGGTACCCATGCCTAACGCAGCTGCACCTGCTGCTACAGGGACTGCGACTCCTAGTGCAGGGGCTGCTAAACCAGCCAATAAAGCAGCGGCAGCTACGGGGATAACTGTACCTACCGCGTTAGCCATAAAGTCTATAGGTGCAGTAGCAATGCCTTGCAAAGCCGCCACTACTTGGGCACCTACGCCTTTGTCTTCGGCTTCTTGTTGTAGTCTTGCAACTTCAGCACTATCACCTTTAGATTGCGCCGATAGTAAACTATCTAATAAGTCCTCAATGCCCCGTAAGTTTTCTGATACTTGGTTATCTGCACCAAAAGCTTCAGTTATAGCACGCACGCCGTAAGTAGCACCTTTACCAACCTGCAAAGGTACGTCAGCAACAGGACGTAAGAAAGACTGATCTTCTATTTCAGGGGGTGGTTCAGGGGGTGGTTCAGGGGGTGGTTCAACTACAGGTTCGAGGACTGCCTGGGGAACCACTTCTTCGATAGGAGGAGGGACAACAGGTTCCCTTGGTTCAAACGGCGGTGGGGTAAACCCTTCACGCTTATAAGTCTCAGCAAAGATGGTAGCCATGTCTTCAGGCGTGGGGGGCTTTGGCCCCCTAACTCGCAGCTCACGTCCCGTAGCATCATCTTGAATGGTATATTCAGGCATTTAGAGTCCCGGCAACTCGTATGCACGTTCGTATACGTCCTGCGCGGTGTCTAATAGTACCTCAAAAGCAGTATTCGCTTGGTCTGACTCGGCTCCATATTTCCTCACGGCCTCGGCATGTGCTCTAACAAGCGGGTTTGTTGGCTGGTCCATTAGTTGTCCTACCATGTCAGAATAACCCTCAATTCTATTTGTTTGCCCTGCGTAAATGTTATTAGCTCGGAGATAAACTTGGGTTGCTTCAACCCCCAATTGTGCGGGAGTTTTTTCTCCTCCCCTATTAGCTGCTATGTAGCGGTCAATAAAACGACTTTGGTCAGTTTGATTTTGAGCATCAATAGCATCTGCTCTGTTTTGTGCTTCGATAAGTGCTAACGCTTCTATTTGCTCTAATTGGTCACGATCCTGAGCCTGTTGCATAATACCCGCTGCTTCATACCCTTTACTTCTACCAGCACCCCCACCTAACGTCTGAAGCAAATCAAAGAAAGCTTCGGTGCCGCTTTGTGGTTGTGTAAGTTGGTTATACTGTTCTTGGATAGACATAGGACGTTGCGCAATCGAATTATTGTCACCAGTGCCAATAACTTCATACCTACCTGACCCAGTATTTACACCATCTCTGCCCTCTTCTGCGGCAATAATTTCTTCTTGGGTTCTAAATTTAGCATCCGAACCCGGAGCGCCTTTAGCCCCACTTTCCATTTGTTGCTCAATAATTTCGGCTATTACATTATTACCGTTCTGATCTTCCTCTACTATCTCTTCAGTATTGTTAAAAGTGTTCGGATCATAAAACCTAAAACCATCAGAACCACTAGCAGTTAACTCTTCTACTAAATCAACAGGTTCTTCAACGTTTATCTTTTTAGCTAAAGTTTGCCGCATAGATGAAGTAAGCGCAGGGTTATCGGAAGCCAAAGCCCTGCGAATGTTTGTTGTGTTAAAAAATGGACTATCCACTGGGATAGTTCCACCACTCATAGCATCAGCGTAACGTTGGGCGATAGCAAAACCTTCTTCATTCCAATCTCTTGTTTGTTGTCCTCTCCTACCCATTAAGTCTTCATCAGCTGTAGAGGCTTGGTATACTTCACGATTTCTTCCTAAAGGGTTAGGAGAAACCCTTGAGAGTTGTTCATACCCATCAATAGTTTTTTGTGTTTGTACAGGAGGTTCTTCAGGCTCAAGTTGGTATCTAGGTCTAATTTTAGATGTCCCATAAGGGTTAGCACTTATAGGTTCTCCAGTGTTTTCTTCTGACTCAGTAGGCCCCATTATGCTTTCAAGTAACCCCAAAGCTGCATCTGTATCTGAGGATTCCATACCACTATTAATTAGGTCAAAGAACGCATCCCTTCTACCTTGCGCTGCATCAAGCAAATTCATTTCTGCTTCAGCATCTGCTTGCTGTTCTGCATCGTAGCTTTCAGCTAGTTCGGGCAACAACATGCGCAACTCTCTGTTTGGTGCGCCAAGCGGAACCCCTTCCTCGCGTAAAGCTCTTCTCCTCATAGCCGCTTCTTCTCCAGGTGATACCTTTTCTCCACCACTATCAAGTAAGTCAAAGAACGCATCTCTTCTATCTTGTGCTGCATCAAGTAAATTCATTTCTGCTTCGGCATCTGCTTCTTGGTTTAAAGTTCTTCTAGCAATAAGGTCGTTAGCTGAATCGGCATTAGCATTACTCATTATTTTACGCACATGAGGTCTAGTTGTGTCAGGTTGAGGAAGTTCTTCATAATCTCTACCACCCGCTACAAAGTTATCAGCATTTTGGTAACCTGCGTTGTACGCAATGAGGGCTGCTTCAACATCTCCATTGTATCGGTCAAGCAAAGCTTGAAGGTATTCTCTAGAAAAATTTCTACTAGCTTCGGGGTCAAAAAGATCGCCTGTAAAAGGAGCTACACCCAATCCCGGTTGTGCCGCAGTTGAAGGTCTAATTTGGTACGCACCTAACTCGCCCATATTACCAACCGCATTGGGATCACCACCGCTTTCCGTCATCATCAAAGCGTTAAGAAGGTTATCCATATCTATATCTTCTGCTTTTACTAAACCACGGTTAGCAAAACCTACTATCCCCCCAGAAGCCATTTCTTCTACGTATTTAGTATGGTAATCCCCACCCATAAATTCAAAAGTTTCACGCCCTTTGCTACGCGCTTCTCTAAAAGCCCTATTAAATCTTTCTCTAATAGTTGGATCATTTTCAGCAGCAGCTTTAAGTTCAGGTAATAAAATTTCGTTGCTAAACCATCGCGCATTTTGCACTTGATCGGGGAGATACCGCCTTACCTTTTGTATAACTTCTGGAAACTGTTTCATAAAAGGCCCTTCTTCATCTGAATATAAAGGGTACCTTTTCAACTTGCTTAAAAAACTTTCTTCATTTTCAATATTGGTTAAACCTTCTTGCGCTTGTGCTGCATCAAGCAAGCCCGTTACTGGCGGCAACAACGGTGTGCCTAGCATCCTAGGGTCTATAGAAGTAAGCCCACCTTTATCAAAATTTAAAACTTCTTCACTGATGTCTAGGGAACCACTTTGGGTTTGGCGTATATCTTCTACCATGTCACTAAACCGTGACATAAAGTTAGCTTTTTCCATCTCAAACTGTTCTCTAGCTTGAGGCGATACGTTCCCTTCAATTTCATTAAAACGTTTTTGCCCCTCAAGAAACTCCATTACTCTTTCACTGCCGTACTTTTGCATAAGCATAGGTATAGGTTGGTTACTACCTACTGGCATAGCAGCATCTGGCCCATACTTTTCTACAGCAGCTCGTTTCTTTGCCCTGTTCATAAAGTCTTCGTTTAGCTCACCACCAAAATCATACATTGGCCCTACACCTAGGTTTTTAAGTAATGGGCCATACATAAATTCCTGCCGACTAAAATTGTTGCCTTCAACGTTACCGCCATCCGCAAAAGAAACAATCCCACCACCGGCCATCATCATGTTAGGGGCGGGCACACCGGCTACTCCTGGCTGCATAGGCATGGGTTGAGGAGGCATCTGTTGAGCCATTTGCTGGGCTCCAGGCATTAATCTTTCAGCCAAACCTTGTTCTAACTGCCCCACTACTTGTGGAGGCTGTGGTTGCTCCATTGCCATGTCCCGCTCACGAGCAGCCGCATTAACAATATTAGTTGCTTCTTGTAACGCTAAAGCATACTTTAACTGTGGGTTAACAGACTGCATCTGAGTAAGTGCGGGTACACCTAATTCAGTTAGTTCTTCTATTTCTTGACCAATACCATACGCCATTGCGCCAACCTCTTAATTAACTACAGTTACCGAATATATTGCGTGTTTGACCTTGAGGACAAGGGAATGCGGCATTTAAAAATTTGTTAATACCTTCGCCCGCAGTTCCTACTGCACCTATAGTCCCTAATATTTCAGAAAGCCCACTAGGTTCAATATAATCTCTTGTTTGTTTTTGTACAGGCAACCCATCAAGCAAAGCTTTTTGGTAGTTAACTTGCTTATACGGAAAATCTCTTTCTTCTTTAAACTGCGCATAATCAGCTTCAACACCTTCACTTTCAATACCACGTTGCTTATCACCAAAGTTAAGCATTTGATCTAGTGCTAACAAACCATACCTATTATTGTCTTGTTGAGCGGTGCGCAACCTATCTTGTTCAGTGTTGAATTGATCTTGGGCTTTATCAAATGCCGTGTTATATCCTGTAGCAGTGATGCCTGAAAGGTTATTTAACAAACTACGTTGCGTTTCTGCATCCATAATTGCTTGCCGTGAGCCACCGTATGCACCAGCTCTACTCAACCTAGAAGCATTTTGTCGTTGTTGTATTTGGGCTTGTCTTTGCGCTTCAGCTAATTGGGGCTCCAACGAAGCTTGAAGGTACGGGTTCATATAGTCAGTAGCAGTAGTACCGGAGGTAAACGATGTGGGAGTGAAAGCTCCCATCTGTGCAGTAGGCACGGTCAACCCAGCAATACCTTGAAAAGCTTTAGTTTGTAAATCAGATTGCTCCGCTGTAAGCGGGCCTGTATAAGCCTGGTACGGTTGATTCGCTAAAGCTTTACCTTTTGCAAGTATGTCCGTTACATAAGGTGCAGCCCACGAAGACAAACTCTCTTCAGTACCTGCTACTTGACCAACTGGATCTTTGGCTACCAAATCTACCATTAGTGTTTCCTCACGCTAAAAAATTGTTAGGGTTTATTTCTTTACCCTGTTTAGTAGTACCAGTACGAGCTTTACGTATTCGGTCCATCATCCCATGCAACTGAGTAGCTCCTGCCTCTGAGTTCCCATTGCCCAAGTGACTTACTACATCAGCTGGTATTACAAATTCACCATCACTTAATCTAGCTTCTTGGGTACCATTAATAGAAGCGGGTATTTGGTCTGCCATGCCATCAGTTGCGCCACCTAAGTAGTAACCGTTACCACCTAATGAAGCCAAACCACCTCTTTGAAAAGTAGGAGTCTGGGCAGCAAAAAACTCTTGGATTTCTTCTATAGGACGACCAAAATAATTAGATATTTGTTCACTTGTAACTGCCCCATTTTTAAACATTTCAATCACAGCTGAAATTTCTGTGGGCGAGTAGTCGTTATCCCTAGGTATAGAGCTTAACGGATTACCATAAGCTCGGTTTTTTGCTGAAGCCAGAGCACTCTTAAGCGTATTTTGTATATTCAAATTGGGAGTAGCATTAAGTTTTTGTTCCGCAGGGGTTTGATAATAAGGCCCCATACTGTTTTGTATGTTAGCTAGTGGCGTGGTAGTAGCTTTTGAAAGCCTGTAAGGTGAAATAGCATTTTCGTTCATATACCCTATTGTTTGATCTATTTGTTGTCGATCTGTGGTATTACTACCGAGTATGCCACTTATATCTTTAGCTAAAGCAGTGTCCGTAACTCGTTGCAAACTTGACAAACCTTGTCGAGCTGGGTTGGCCGCATTAGCCGCCGCTAGACTAGCTTGTTGGTTAGTCGCACGAGTGTTAGCGCCTTGTAGCAATGCATCCATTGCAGTGTTGTAACGCGCTTCATACGCAGCTTGCCCAGGCCCATCATACTTTTCAGTAGTTTCTGTTAGCCTATCTAATTGTGGGCCTCGCACAAACTCCATATCGGTAAAGTATCGTTGCCCACCACTACCTGGTCTGCGATCAACATCGTAAGTATTAGGTACAATTGATCGAACACCCCTATAATCAGGTATGGTAATTGCCATATTATCCTCTTAAATACCGTAATAATTCGTCAAATTCTTTATTTCCAACTATACCATCATCTCTTAAAGTAGAATATAGAGCTGCAACAGGATCAAGTTCATTATCTACATTAGCGTCTAAGATACCCGCTTCGCCATATGGAGATCCATATATAGAACCAATATCTACTAATTCTCCTGGTTCTTCCCGCACTATACGAAATTGAGGTTGAAAGGTACTAGCAGGTGCCGCTCTACCTGTACCCGTCCCTGTACCCGTCCCTGTACCTGTTCCTGTACCTGTACCTGTACCTGTACCCGTTCCTGTACCTGTACCCGTTCCTGTACCTGTACCCGTTCCTGTACCTGTACCTGTACCCGTTCCTGTACCTGTACCCGTTCCTGTACCTGTTCCTGTACCTGTACCTGTTCCTGTACCTGTTCCTGTTCCTGTTCCTGTACCCGTTCCTGTACCTGTACCTGTTCCTGTACCTGTTCCTGTTCCTGTACCTGTACCTGTACTTGTTCCTGTAGTACCCGTAGTACCCGTAGTACCCGTAGTACCTGTAACAGTAGTTGTTGGTGTACCCGTTACTGTACCTGTAGTAGGTATAATTATGTTTGGAACCCCTGTAACAGTAGTGCCTGTAACAGTAGTTGTTGGTGTAGCTGTAACAGTAGTTGTTGGTGTGGCTGTAACAGTAGTTGTTGGTGTAGCCGTTACTGTACCCGTTACTGTACCCGTATTAGGTATAATTATGTTTGGAACCCCTGTAACAATAGTGCCTGTAACAGTAGTTGTTGATGTACCAGTACCCGTAGTTCCACCATGTTCCAAAGTAGCAGTGCCATCAGCATTAACTAAAACGTTAACTTTTTCACCATCTTTAAAAGTTTTATCAGAAGCCCCTACAACAACCATTCGACCAATTTTGTCAGTGGTTCTTATTAACTTCCCATCTAAATCATAATAATTATAATTAAATGTATCCGTAGTAGAATCGTATTCCCAAGCCCCACTACCACCAGTAGCAGTGCCACTAGTAGCAGGAGCAGTAGTAACACCAGTAGTAGTACCACCAGCAGTACCACCAGTAGCACCATCAGTACCACCAGTAGCACCAGAAGCACTATTAGCAGCGGCATCAGCAGCGGCAGCGGCAGCAGCCTTTTGTGCTTCAGCGTTTGCGTGTTGATCAATGTTTGACTGAGTTACCTTTACTCGGTCTGAGAGTAGACCTCCAGCATCAGTACCTTTCTCTAGGTCAAGTGTTGTAGCGTCATGAAAAATCCCTGCTTCATTTAAAACATCTGAAATATCTTGCTGGGACGCTCCACTATTTATTAAATCTTCAATACCACCAATCCAGCTACTATCTAATTTAACCGGGTTCATTTCAGCAATATTTACAAGATCATAAAAGGTATCTTGCATAGAATCGCTTGGAAACCCCTCTCCACCGTATTGGGTTGCCTGATCTATAGATGCCTGTCTTATTGAGTCATAAATAGCGTCCGGGGTTATATTTAACGTGTTTGTGGGAATGTTTATTAAATTTGGATCATTTGGATCAGGCTCAAAGCCCATTACTTTAGAAAGCATATCCATGTCATACGCAGGAGTCCCTGACCCAAAATCAAAATTGTCTCCTGATGCCGCTCTTAAAATTGCCGCTTCTGCATTTTTTTGCGCTACCATTTTATTGTAAGCATCTTGACCGCCAGGGTGATCGTTAGGAGCTATGTAATTCCCATCAGCATCATATAAGCCAGTAGTACCCCTACCTGCGGCAGGGTCACTATCAAGTGTAGTGTTTGATCCAACAAGAGAAGGCAAACCTGCCATATTGTTAAAAGTGCTAGGGTCATAAAACCTGAAATTGTCATTAGAAGTTGATTTTTTGTTATTTTTAAAAGTGCTCGGATCATAAAACCTAAAATCATCAGAACCACTACCAGTGCCAGCATAAGGAGCATCACTAGACCCGATAAAACTTGTGTCTTGGATATATCCTAGTAGTCTATCTAACCCATCATCCATTGCTTATCCGTCTATCAACACGCCTTCAAATGAGGCGCTTATCTGGTTGTTGTTTGTAGTCGCTATGGCGCGACACTCAATGTCTGTTTTTGCTGGTATGGCTAAAGAATATGTAAACGGTGCTATTGTGGTATTGCTCTCCAGCACTTGGATAAACCGTGTTCTAAAGGCGTTAGTAGCATTCTCCCGTGTCTTAAGCTTAACAGTCGCAGAATTAGTGGCCGAAGCTATGGCTGCCGTAAATGCTATCTCATCTATGTACAGAGTTTTACTTGCGGGTACTGTGTAGACGGCCATCTGCGTCTGGTTAGAGTCACCAAAACTAGCGTACACAGTAGGAGGTACACCCGCTGTAGCCCCAGTTGTACCCACATAAACAGTCCCTGCACTTCCTCCGTTTGAGCCAGCAGTAAGGACGTAAGCTTTTAATATTCTTAGATATTCTTTAGTAGTAACTACTTGTGTTTGACCGTTCATTGCAATGTCTTCTTCAATCTGCAAGTAATTAGCATCCAGACCCTGTACCTTAATGGTACGTACTCCAGTACCTGTGGTGGCTATATCGTTGGTATCGCTGCTAGAGATATACACCTCTCCTGCTGCACCAGGGTAAGTAAAGTTTCCACCCTCTGACCACACGGTTTCTTCAGTAATGTCTACATCAGCATTGAAACCAAATTGATACAAGGCAGTAGCCCCTGATACTTGGCCTTGGGCAACTCTTAAATTGTAGGGGACTGTATTTGCCACAGCGTTCCTCAATGCGTTGTCTATCTGGTTGAAATATAGACGTAAAATGTTATTAAAACGATCTACATACCCTCTACTGTACGTTTCTGGGCCAGTGGGTAAAGCTGGCGCAACTACTCGACTCGTGCTATCTGTTGAGGTAGGCATTAGCGTCTACCATCAGGACGCATATCTAAGCGTGGGGAGCCAAGCTGCCATGCTACTCCTTCCGCTGTAGACTCCATCTTAAAGGCAATCTGTCTACCTCGCACTCGTAAGTACACCTGTCCTGTAAACTGTTCTATAGGTACTGTAGCTGACCGAGTTACCGTGGCTGACGAGTTACCCCCCTCAGACAGTGGGTTGTTGTACCCCGATCCTGAGTTAGCCATAGGTGATATAGTCATACTAGCTGCTGGGTTAGTAGCACTAGAGCCATCAAAAGTTACATCAGGCAGCATCCGGTTAATTAGTACAAAACTATGCCCATCATCTAAATCAAACTCAGACGAGGTAATAGAGGCAGTAATAGCAGCCGTTACACCTGTTTGTTTGTCATCGTTGCCTTTCTCGTGGTCTACCAAGTTGTTGCTGTATGTAGCGGCTATGGGCCTGTCCCGCAGTCCTGAGTCTAACCAAGCAGTTCTAGCTAACGTGCCGTAGTACCACACATTTTCTTGGTAGTTATACACTACATAACGGTCATTAGTGGTAACTCCAGCAGATGGATAAAACCACCAGACTTCGTTGAATCCTTCATTAGTCCCAGCTGCTACTTGGTTAAATTGGTCGGTATTTATGTCATTAAAAACATAACGTTTAACGTTACAAGGTAGCGTCATTACTGTACCGTCATACTTGTAGAACTTATCTTTACCCATCCAATAAGCAGTACTACCTGCGTATGCAGTAGCGTTTTGACTTGCAATAGATATGTTATCTCCTAGTAATTGAACGCTCCACACGGCATCTCCACCTTCATATTGCATAGAATACAAAGCAGCATCTGTCCAAACCAACACCTCTTGTCGCGCTTGCCTGGCAGTTATAATTTCTGTGCCCCGAGAAAGACGTTGGCTACCAGCAAAATTAGTTGCTGAAGGGGTCCAATTAAACACATCTTCTTGGTCTGACCACCGAATAAGCATAGGGTCTTGAACTGCTGTACCTAAAGTATTAGCCCCAAAACAAAATACAAAACGATAAATATCTGAAATAGTTACAAAATTTGTAATGCTAGGTACATCAGTAGAAGTAGGGTAGTTGACAGTATCAATTACTTTACCCCGCACTGTTACACCCGTACTTGCTGCCCAGTAACATAATGGCCCACCACGATAAGCAAATACTAAATCTTCACCATAGTTTGATTGACTCCAAAGCCTGATAGGGGAAGTAGTTATACCACCGTTACCCCAAGTGCCTTGTCCCCATGTACCTGCGCCCCAACCAGTAAACGGTACACCTGTAGCTGACCCGGTGTTCAACTGATACGCACCTACTGTAGAGGCTCCACCGTTGCCTGTATCTCCTGCACTAGCACTGACCGCAGCGGTTATGGTGTAGGAATCATCGTTAACCACATTGACTATTTCGTACTCAATATTAAGCACAGCGGCTGTTATGTTACCGCCCAGACTCACCGCACCTGAATAAGTAACAAAATCCCCTACTACTGCTCCATGAGCTGTATCTGAAACCGTAAGCGTAGGAGAACCATTAAGGGCAGCAAAGGTTACATCCCCCGCTGCTGTAGTTAGCCTGATAGGGGTAATGTCGTTGTATGCTCCACCACGCTCTATGTAGTACTTTAGGTGCGTTCCTACACTAACTAAGTTTTGTTTGCCTAACGTAATCCAGTTCCATAGCGAACGACATATTCCTAGAAACGTGTTAGCAGAGATGCGCTCCCATCCCCCAATCTTCTCAGGCATACCCTGACGAAACCGCACCTTGTCAGACTCATACCACCCACCTTCTGTGGTATAGCGGGTGTTTTCACGATTAACCCCTGGTTTTAATTGAAGTTTTTTAAGAGGCATACTTATTCCGCATATTCGCCTGTTTTAATTAGATCAGTAAGTTCTAATGCCCTACCACCTACTTGTTTAGCCCAACGTGAGTCTAAGAACTCCGTAGCGGCTTCTGCATATTCTTCCCGTTCCATCGCGGATAAAGCGCGTTTGAAACCCCTGAGTCTTGTTGCGCCCAGGTTAAAACTAATGTCAATCATAGCATCTCTGCGTACATCATCTAGCTTGTTAAACCACGGATATTCTTTTGCTAACTCTTTGATAACACGTTCAATATCGTTTTCCAGTAAGTATTCTACTTCATCTTCTGACAGACCCATGCCGCCGCGCTGGTCAATGTTTCGCCCTACTCCTACAGTAATCTTCCCTTCTGAGCACTCGTAAGCATGAGTTTCTACACCTTCATGGCGCTTTAACATGGCAATTAACTTTTTCATGTTGCTCACTTCGTACTAGACCCAGAAAACCAAAATGCTGCCATAGTCCCCAGAATCCCTGATAGCTGACCTAACACCAGTGAGATAATAGTCTCATCATTCTGGTCATGGGGCATTATTGTTACTGTTAAGACATACGCTCCGTACAGCAGTAACGCCAGTATCCCAAAAACTTTAGGAGTCCAGTCGTTCTTAAAAGTTTCTCTTGCATGTTTACGGTCTTCTAATTCAGACTTAAAACTGTCTAAATCGATTTCCATTTCTTTAATGCGATCCTTAAATTCCTTGTCGGCCTCTTTAAGAAGCACCATTTTTTCAGGCTTATCCTCAATTAAGTCTTCTATTTCATTGGCTGTAGCGTCTGGTACACCTAGCTTTTGTGCCGCCATCTTGACTGCCATACCCGCCATAGGCCCACCTGCTGCGCTGGCTATAGTAGGGGCAAGAGATTTAAGTAATCCACCTAGTTTCATATAACATCAACCATAGTTTAATCAACGCCTCAACGTTGTTAATTACTTTCCCGTGGAGTCTTCCTCCACGATCTCATCAATCGTATCGCATACGTCAGGAATCCTAACGCCTGTAGTAACTTCAGTAGTGACGCGCCCTACAGCCCGTATGCCTTTGTACACACCAGAACAGTACAATTCCTTGTTGGCAATCATGTCTTCGGACACAGAGCACCCGGCCATTAGTACACACAACGCAGCAATTCTAAGCATCTTCAACCTCATCAATAAGTGTTTTCAATTCTTTTACTTCGTCTTCACTAAGTTCTTTGTCTTGGTTATCTAAGAACCCCTCTAACCGTTCTTTATAGCCTTCCATAAAGTGGTCAGTAATTCGGTCTTTTAACCCACCTCTGTCTTCGTCACGTACTTGTTTCTCAGGGTCAATTAAGTCTTGCCCATTATTAGCAAAGTACAACATGGTTTGTGATTTAGATGGGCCGTAGCAAATACGAGGTATACGCGCCACCATGTCAGAACCCGCTACACAGGAAATTTGTTTGTCTAAAGTCATAGGGCGTTTAAAACCCTTGAAGAACGTATTCGGTTTACCAAAGGTAATAAGGTTAATATTGGGGTGTTTCTTCCACAACTTAGCCGCTGTTAGCTCTGCTAACGCACCACCAAGGCTATGCCCACAGACTAGTGTACGTTTCTTCATATCCAGGTGTTTTTTAATCTTACGCCATACTGAAGCATGAGCAGCTACAAACCCGCCGTGGCACAGTCTACCCGCGTAAGGTACGGGTAGTACCATTGCATCAGTTAGCCAATCCCGGCCCTGCTGTGTACCCCTGAACGCAATCACATCTATCGTCTTACGCTTGGCTACATAGACAGTAGTGGAGGTCAGGCGGCTTTCTATCTTGATGGACTTTTTGTTCTCATCATCGTATGCCTTCATACTCCACGAGCAAGCCATATTAAGTAGCACAGGGTCTAGTTTCATCACTCACCACCTAATCCAAATATTAAAAACACTGCGCCAAAGATAAAAATAACCGTGCCTACTATACATGCAAACACTGTTGCTAACTGTTTGATTAGCATGTCTTCTTCTCTTTGAGCCGCTACTTTTTGTTTTCTTTTAACAGCTCGTTTTTTCTCAATTTTAGCCGCTTCAGCTTTAATTTTAACCCAGCGATGCGTTTGGCCTTTGCGGGAGTAATGATCCCGTATCTTATCCATCATTTTTTCGATACGTTCTTCCTGTTGGTCAATGGTTATGGCTTCCTCTAATGCACTGCCCACCATCAAATCATCAGTACCCGCTTGACGAGCTTTTTGTATATGCTCCTCAACTTTCTTCTTGGCAGTGAAGAAACGGCCTACTTCTCCAGCCATGTCTTCAACTTCTTTCTTTTTAGCAATCGCACCTTGAACCATGACAAATGCACTATCCAAGGCTTTTATTGCTAGTAATGCTTCACCTATCACTCTCGATCCTTTTGCACATAGCGGTTATGTTCGTGTCTACCGAGTTGAGAATTATTCTTTGTGCGAATGTCTCACAGGTAGTTTTTTCTTGGAAACACAAGCCGCCATCAGCACAATCAGATACTGCGGCAATTCCTCCGATAATCAAAACCAGAATATAAATATTCATTGTTCATCTTTACAGAGCTTTAATACGGTCTATTTCAGTCTGTACTGCATCGGTAAACGTACTGCTGTAAGTCGCATTAGCTGCATAGCGCACTTTGTCCGACTCAAGCATTCCTGCTGCGGGGTCTACCCATCCGCTGACATCGCCCCAAGCAGAGCCGTCATAGGTGTGCTTGCCGCCCTGCCATCCGTCAGGAGCAGTTACGCCTGAATGCAGAGTGGCATTGCTTGCATTTAAGTCACCGATATCAAAATCGTTGCCGCCATTGTTACGCACAGTCGCGTTAGGTGTTGCTGATAAATTGACATTCACGCTATCGTCAAAAACATAAACGCTTACGTTGCCGTCATTTCGTGTAATAGTCTGGCTCATTATGAGTCTCCGTTTAAAAGTAATGATGTTGTTGAAATTGCTAATCCTGCATTGACGCTTGGGTCACCTGCTGAACTTGAAAAGCCACCCGTAGTGGTGACGTAGTATTTGGTTCCTACTGTTAAGGCTATGGGTGAAAAAGTTAGCACTACGGAAGTGCCGTAATTGCTATTAGCAGCATCTTTAAAACTAATAACAAATTTATCTTCGTTAGTGTCATAAGCTATTCCGCAGTCCTCAGTAGCAGCCGCAGCAAAAACAGCCGGAGTTTCGTAGGTAATATCAGTGCCACTGACTTCTCCAACCGCATAAGTACCATAGCTACTATTGTCAGCGTCCATATAAACTAAGACAACTTTACCTACGTCTGGACTGTAAGCTATAGAGGGATTACTAATATAGAGACTAATACTTTGCACTGTCGATTCTGCACCAAAAGAAATTGATGTTCCGCTTACCGTGCCTACGCTAGACGCGAGTGCTTTAGGAGCAGCATTGTCCCGATACCCGACTACAACCTTGTTGTTGCCTGAATCAAATGTACAAAAGGTTTCTTCTGTTGATGCCGCATGGAATACAGCAGCAGTTCCGAAAGATATAGAAGTTCCACTCACTGTTCCAACAATAGCCGTTCCGTGGCTAGAATTACCGACATCACGATACGCAACAACTGTTTTGTTATTTGACGAATCAAAAGTAGACGATGATTGTATGATTCCAATGGTCGCGCTCTCAAACACAACAGGCGTACCGAACGAAATAGACGTTCCACTTACAGTACCCACTGCGGCTGTTCCGTATTCACTGTTGCCATCGTCTCTATAAAACACAACCACCTTATTTGAGTTGCTGTCGAAAGTAGTAGACGTTGGATTACCCGTTGC